GTCATAAAGTCTACCCGTGGCTCCTGTGTAAGTGTTAGGTGCTTTAAGAAATGTTCTTGCATTTAAAGTGCCAGCGCGACAATCAATCCAAACTGCGTTTTCGCCTACAGGAACAGTCTGTCCCGTAATGCTTGGGCCAAAGCCAATGCCGTGCCATGATTGAAGCTGTAAGTTTGATGTAGTGCTGCTTGCACCGTCCCCGCTTGTTCCCCGAATGAAGGTGGTTCCCGCACCAGCAAAATTGATGCCGCCACCTGTTGTTCCGCTGTTAGCTGGAACAGTCAGTGCGCCTGTAAGCGTCCCGCCAGTTAGCGGAAGTGCGTAACTACTATAATTGCTTGTGGTTAATGCGCCCATAGATGCAGCAACAGCCGCTGGCGTTGTGCGAACCATCTGGTTTGTTGTTGGATACATTGAAACCAAAACAGTCGGCGTTGCAGCGGAAAGACCAGAGCTAAGAACAATCTCACGCGCTGAAATATCACCCGCGCTATCACGGTAGACAATTGTGTTGGCGGTAGGCGCTGTTACTGGATTGTTAAATCCGCTGATTGAAGCCGCTGTTCCACTGACGCTACCTGTAATTGTGTTAGCTACGGTTAATCCAGCTAAGTTAGATGTGCTGAGAGGGTCAACGTAATAGGCAGTGTTTGCGCTATCGTAGAAGATGGGCGCACGGAACGAGCCAGTAGAAGCTGCGTAACCATCAGCTAATGTCAGCGGGGTTAGATAACTGTTATTTGCGCTATTGGGCGTGATGAAATTGACGCCGTTACGGAACATAACTTCTCCGCCTAAACCGGAGAATGAGCCACTTGCGTTCGCTATAGGATCGACGTTGATGCACGGTGTGTTATTGCCGCTTGTTGAGCCGAGTATCAGGGCGCTGTAGCTTGTTGAGTAGCCAAAGTTGCTGGCGCGGACCGCATTCATTGATACGCTTGATGGGCTGGTGACGTTGATCTGGCTCTTAACGTCCAGCTTATCCGCTGGCGTTGTTGTGTTGATACCGACACTACCGTTATTGTCTATCCGAACCCGTTCTGTAAGGGCTGTTGACCCGTTCAGTGTCGTATCGAACACGATGTGCGTTCCACGGGCCGTGTCTGTCCAGTTTTCCGAAGCCATCAACCCTATGCGGACTTGAGAACCGCCAGCATACGCCGTTGTTCCGTAGCCCCACGCAGATATGAAGCCAAGGTAACCATTCGCCAAAGACGCTGTAGGCGCCACAGCCGTTCCGTTGGCACGCCTCATATGTATTCCAGCGTTACCCCCGAAAGAGTCTATAAGAACTCGCGCAGATGCACCGTCTGCCCCTGATACTGTAAACAATTGTTCAGCACTGGTGGTAGGGGGAAGCGTCCCAGCGTTTACACTCACATGGAGTTTAGAAACGGGTGCGGGTGTCCCAATCCCGACTAAGCCGCTGGTGTCAACCCGAATGCGCTCTACTTCGCTGGTCTTAAGTATAATTGGGAGATAAGTTCCCGTACCCCTGATAGAAGAACTGATTTGTGCGTGATTGCCGCCAACAATATCCATTGTAAGAACGGAACCACTTACAAAAGTAGGATCAGTTTCTGCTTTAAAACCCGCAACAGTCGAAGTGCCATTAGGTACGACATGAAGGTTAGTATTACCGTTGGTTGTAGTAGTCTGAAAAAGAAGTCGGTTGGTAAATGTCCCGTTTGACATGTCAGCGAGAATGCGTTGTCCAGTACCATTGAAACGCAAGTCGCCTGAAGTTACATTAAGTCCACCCGAAAGTGTGCCGCCAGTGAGCGGGAGAAAGCCCGTTATTGCTCCGCCAAGGGTCAGTGAACCCGTTGTGGTGACGCTCCCTGTGAGCGTGAGGCCCGATACAGTTCCTGTGCCGCTGACGCTAGTTACGGTGCCAGCACCACTCGTAGGCGAAGTGATCGTGAAGTTTGGATACGTGCCCGTCACAACCGTAGCGCCTGCGCCTGTTAGGGCAACGACTTGGTCTGGGGCCGTATTGGTGACGGTGATAGCGCCAGATGCCGTTATTGGTCCGCCAGAGACGCTTACGCCCGTGCCTGCCGTCAAGTTGACGCTGGTAACTGTGCCGATGTTAGATGTGAAGCCGCTTGGGTTCGTTGCATTGTACGGTGTAAAACCAAGAGCCGTTGTAACATCGCCGGAAGTGATGCCGGTGAGGTAGCTTGATGTGTCCAGTGCGTAGGTGTTAGCCGCTGTCTTCTTGACGAAGCCGGTTGTGCCAGCCAGCGCAGCAATTGCAGTGAGATCGCCATCAAGCGGCTGGTATGTAGTTAATGCAGCCGACGTAATGTAGGCGCTGTCGTTGGTAAACGATGAGACGTTGGTTGGCTTGCCGGTAAGATCGCTATACGCGCCAGTGGTGGCTACGGTTGCCAGAGACGAAGTATTAGCCTTCGTCCCCAACTCCGTATTTAGATTGGTAAAATTAGTATCAACTTCATTGTTAGTAAGAGGCGAGCCTTTAGCGGCGCGTGTTACAATCGTTGCCATTTAAACTCGCCTCAACAATAAAATTAAGCAGCGCCGATGGTCACAGTCCAAGTGATCACCATTGTGTCTGCAGCTTCTTTGTTCACAACACCAAAGACAGTGCGGCAAAGCATGGTGCCAGCCGGTGTTGCGTTGAAGAGGCCAGCTTCTGTAACAGCACCAGTGCCGACACCCGCGCCAAACGTAGCAACAAATGCAACAGAACTATTGGTGGCGGTAGAAGAGGTCAGTGCGACACGGCCAAGCTCAGTGCCAAGGGCTGTGTTGTTAGCTGCCGCAGCGGCGCTGCCAGAACCAACCGCCATGTGTGACATGACTGCCGCACTTGCGTCGCGGATGCGGCTTGCAATGAAATTCAGACCAACGGTGACAACCAAGTTGTCTACAGCCTGCTCATCTTTGATCATGCCATCAGGACCAATGACTTGGATATTTAATCGGCCAGTGGCCTTAATCATTTCGTTCGTGTTCATGTTTAACCTCAGAATGTTCTTGTGGAGCCTACGTAATCCTCCATGAAGTAATCAATATCGCAGTACCCTTGGCTTTTAACAAAGCCAGAGTCAGATGTCACCGTATGATCTGTACGCAATTTACTAAATAGTTTTTCAGATACATCCAGTACATAAGATGAATCGCTATACACTCTAGAGTAACTTGATACAATCAAGATGATCTCTGAAGAAAAAGCAGTTTCATTAATTAATTTAAAGAACTGCATTGTCTGGTCATCATCAGCAGACGCGCCGTTAACGTCATCTGTTGCATAGGCTAGATCAGACAGCACCTTACCAAATGAGCGCGTGCGAACATCACTTGCTTGCGCAGCGTCTATGGGGCTTTTCTCAAAGAGCTTTTCCGCAAAATCCACTGCAAGACCGGCATCAGCTAGGGATCGACTTAGACTAATTTCTCTGGAATCAACCGTTGTAGCAACGTCGTTAAGGTTCTTCCCTGTTGTGCGAAAACTTATGTCGGTGGCAGCGGCTTGGTCTGTTCGCTCTTTCTGGAACAAAGTGTTTGTAAAGTCCGTTGTGGAGGCAAGGTCTCCAAGACCCCTGCCAAACGTCTTCGTAATAAGGTCTGCAGCACTCGAAGATTCAGACAAGGACCGCGAAAACACCATCGTCTTCAACAAAGCGTCCGTTGTCGAAACTGCATTGCTTTGCAGCTTCTCAAGTAATTTAGTTGAGAAGTCAGACGCAGACAGGATTTCTGTTTGAACCTTGCTGGCAGTTTTTATTGCTGCATCTGTGCCGGTAACGCCGTCAGCGCGTACCTTACCTGTTTGGCGGAACAGGGTGTCAGCAGTGGTTGCCGCGTCACTACGCGAAGTGCTGAATGATTTCTGTGCAGCATCATTAGCGGACGCAGTGTCTGACATGCCTTTGCCAAAGAACCGCACTATTTGATCAACGGCCTGCGTTGCCTCAGCAACAACAAGAAAGACAATGTATTTGCCAAGTTGGGCAATAGCTTTTGGGTTAATGTACGACAGACCACCAGAAAGTCGGGTGTAAAAACCCTGCGCAGCTAGGGTCACATACTTGCTTGTGGACGCTAGTAGATTGTAACGAGCCTCTGCTTTAAGCTCAACGTACTCCGCAGTGGCTGACGGCTCCACGTACTTGAGTGTTGCCGACATCTGGACGGCATCAACGTTGTCAGTTTCACCGGCATGCGCCATTGGTTACTCCTTACGTGAACTGCTCGCGCACCTGAAGCTTAATGAGCTCATACACGGTCTGCACGCCACCGGCTGAAGACGTGTATTCAATCTCGCCTTCAAATACGCCAGCCGTATTGAGCGTAGTTGAATCAAACACAAACACGACCTCACCAACTGATGGGTTGGTATTCGTGCCAACAAGTGTCTGTTTAATAGTAGTTCCGCCAACCTCACGCACGCGAAGGCGTACCGTAGAGCCGGTGAGGTTAACCAACGCCCATGTGCTTTGGTTATCAGGATCAAGTGTCTGGCCTGCAACGGCAGTGTTCCGGTCACGCACAGTGATCTTAAGCTGCGGCAGCGTATCGCCCTGAACGAGATAGATGGTTTCAGAGTAAGCCATTAAATGAATTCCCTTGGAGTTACGCTTAAGGAAGCGCCGCTATGGCCGTACTTAGCTTGGCGCATTGCCATGACCACACCGCGCTCATAAAGCTGGCGGTTTGCTCCGGCTGCAGCGCCGTCCATCCACGGTTGCCCACCCATCATCTGAAGGCGGAATAAAGCTCCAGAGACCAGTGTCTCGCGGTGCTCCAAGCCAATGGTGTCTGGAATGGAGGTAGAAACCTGCGTGGGCTTCAATGTGTAAAGAATCTTAAGTGTTTCACGCGCAAGCGGCTTTGGCCCCAACATAATGTTCTTGTTGTCGTACTGTGTGAAATACTTAGGGGCGTTACGATCCGATAACTCAATGCGCATGAAGCAGTCTTCATACGTAACGGCTGTCAGAGCCGTACCAGCGCGGTACACACCTGTAACGTGGTTAGGTTCAGTTCCCGTAGGGGCGTCAATCTCATACTCTGTAATCCCTGCCGACACGATAAGCGTCTGAGGCTCTGCACGGTACAAGTCAGTACGCGCACAGAAGTCTATGCAGGTGTCTCTGATTGCCCTTTCAGCGGTAAACTCAGGGCAGGAAGGAACCTCTGTCAGGACGTAGACTAAGAGATCGGTGTACTTCACTGGTTATTACGCCGTGGTTGTTGAGCCACCATGCTCTCTAGTAGTCCGCCATCTGCCTGAGACTTGATCCCAATCGATGTCGAGAACGACTGAAAGTACACGCCGGAGCGGTTGATGTTCGCAAACTCGCTGTCCTTCTGGTAGGCGCGGTACATCATGTAATCCATGATTGCGTTGGCGTAGACATCGTCAATGCCAATAACCTGCGTATCCGTCGTGAAATTGTTGACGGCGATATCAACGGGCGACATCGCATAAACAATCTCAATAGAGGCCGCTGCGGCTGGCTTTGGAAATACGTAAAAGTTCTTAGGGTCGAGCGCGTCGTAGACGTAATGCTTAACGCCATCAGCTCCTACTGCAGTTTCATACCAATTCGGAAGCTGAACGTCCAAGATGCTGCGCTCAACCCGTGTAATGGCTTTGCCACTGGTATTGCGCAGAACATTGATTAGGCGCAGGCCGTCTGCTGGCAACGCCTGCTTGGCACTGGCAGCGCAGACAAAGGCTGTGTTGACGGCTTTGGCGTCAGGGCGGAATAAAACAATCTGCCGCTGTGCGTCATTCAAGTAATTAAGAAGCTCGCTCTGCGTCCAACGAACAAAGGTTGGGTCTTGGAGAGTAACGCTTACCCGATTAATCAGGTCTACAGCTTTAGTTGTTGCCATCTACTCAACCCCACTCAATAACTTCTAAATCCTGATTACCCCTATACAGTGGATTCCAATCCCATTCCATACCTGTAGTCAAGTGACGCACTCTTTTTGGGGTACGCTCACCAAGGGGCTTTTCTTCGACAGGTGTTTCTTTACGGGTAGCAAGCACCTTCATGTGCTCAATCAAGTCATCCAGACGACGACGCTTGTCGATCTCGTAGCCATACTCTTTACGAGCAAAGGCTTCCAGTTCGTCCTTATTCATGTCTTCAACGGGCCTGTTCATGCGTCTCTCGTTTCTCTGCAGAGTAGAGAGCGGGATTAGTCCCCGCCCTCACCTATGAAGAGAGGGGCGGGGTTTCCCCCGCCCCAATCTAATTAGGCAGATACCTTAAGTTTCAAGGTAACAAGGGCGTTAGGAACAACGACCTTATAGCCATATACCTTCAGACCACGGATACCGTCGCCAAAGGTTGACTCAAGCCGAACCGATTCAGTCTTCACGAACTGCGAAGCAAAGCAGGTTGCCTTCGGGTGACCAGCAAGAGCAAACGTCTTGCCAGCGTCGCCGCCGGAACCAATTGCCAACAAGTTCGACTGATAGATCGTGAAGCGATCTATGTTGCCAACCTTACCGTTACGCAGCGGTGAAGCTGAGTCGCCGGTCAAGTAAGCAAGCTTGAGGTCAGACTTTTTCAACATCTCGATGTACAGCGGCGAGAGAACGAGAAAACGATCCGAATCCGGAATGTTCAATTCGTCCAACTTGCGTGCTGCCTCAAGAACGTGACCAAGAATGGTTTCTGGCGTCACCGAAGCTTTGTCCAAGATGGTTGTTGCTGCAGTTGGGATGTTAGCAAGCACGTCGGTGTCGACGGCGATGCGCATCTGCTCTGCGGCATCCTTGGCGGCTTCGTTCTGGAACGCAATGTCGCCCTGAACCTTAACGATGTCGTCTACCTTGAAGGCATACGACTTCGCTTTGTCGATGTTCAGTTCGACGATCTGCGTGGTTACATCAGCATACGAAACTGAACCAGTATAATCGGCTACAGTGACGCTGGGAACGGTGCGGATGTTTACTTTGTTGCCCTGTCCAGAGATTTCACCTTCATAGTCGGTGTTTGAAATCGATGGCAGGACGGATGAGGCGTAGAACTTCGCTTGAAGCTTCTTTGAGAAAATCTCAGGAATGAAGTTTGCAGCGGAGGTGCCTCCAGCGGTAGGAAATGCAGGCATGTCAATTTGACCTTTTTACAACAGTGTTAAATTACCGGATACGCCCATCTATGTACGCTTGATCAATCTCTCCCGAACGCTTCTCGAATTCATCGTTAGGCATGCGGGTGATCTCTTCTCGCGTCCAAATACGCTTACCCGAACTAGGGTCCGGTCTTCGGGCTTTAGGGAGCGTTGGTTCTGCAACCTTCCGCGCTCTGTCCACCTTCGAAACCGGCTGTTGCGGCTGTGTATCAAACGTTTCTTTGTACTTACTCAGGAGCTCAACCACCTCATGGGCGCTGCCATCTTGGGCTACACGCTGCCATACGGGAGACTGACGCTCTACCCATCCTGCAAAGTCATCTGACGCAACGATTTCGTTCATGTCAGGGTGCGACTGCTCAATGGTGCCAAAATGATCTTGCAGAGTATTTTGGCTCTTTTCGGTATTAACTTCCGTCTGGTACTGTTTGAAAT